TGGTATCAGTGCTACTCCAAGACGTAAAGACGGAAAACATGTGTTCTTATCAGATTACTTCTCTCCTTTTATGGTAGAGGCTCGTGATCCTAGACAACTACAAGATCCTGTAATACAAGTTAAACGGACAGACTTCCGTTTCCCTGTTATTGATCCTAAACGAGACTGGTCGCGCCAGCTGAACCAACTTTGCAAAAATCAAAAGTACTTGGAAACTATCGCTAATTTTGCCAAAAGTCAGATAGCTACAGGCAGATGCCCTCTTATACTAGGGGAACGTGTACAAATGTTAAAAGATCTTCAGGAAATGATTCCTGAAAGTGTATGTCTCATCGGAGAATCAGATGAATCAACTAGAGAAGATGTTCTTCAAAACGTTGGAGGGAAATATAAAGCAGTGCTCTCCACAAAACTCTTTGATGAGGGCATTAGCTGTCATAGGCTTGATACTCTTTATCTCACTTGTCCTAGTAATAACCCTATCAAACTAGAACAAAGGATAGGAAGAATTATAAGAGAGCACCCAGATAAACAAGTTCCTATGGTAGTAGACTGGTGGTTATCTGGGGGAATAGTTGCTAGACAACAAACTAAACGTATAGAATGGTATAAATCTCGTGGATACTACATACTTTAAAAGTCCTTGGCATCATTCAGTTATAGATAACTTTTTTTCAGAAGATATATTGGATCATGTAAATAATGTAGCAAGTACAAAGATAACAAAGTACGAGGTAACTAGTATAGAAGATAAACTACTATCAGAGTATTTTCAAAAAACATTAAAGTCTAAAAGTAAAAGACACATACTTGAGTTAAATTTAATGCAACCAAAAACAGATTATCCAATACACGATGAAGCAACTTGGAAAAAACTATCAGTAGTAGTTTATATAAAACCTGATATCAGTAATGGAACTTATCTTTTTGATAAAAATCAGAAGATAGCAAAACAAGTAGATTGGAAAGTAAATAGAGCTTTTATCTTCAAAGGAGTACAAGGACTAACTTGGCATAGCTACGCTAATACCTATAACACTCCAAGACTTACTATGAACTATTTCGAATTATGATTTTCTACTTTAACTGGTATGAGCTAATGAGAAAGGCAAGAAAGGATCAGACAGGAATATTGATCTTGACTTTTGCACAAACTTCATTGTATAATCCTTATACTACGACAGGACTTATGAAAGCCTTAAAGATAAACCATATTCCTGCACACCTATTTACAACTGGCATACTGGAGCAGAAAAAAGGTAAGCTAGTTTGCAACTATAAAACAGAAGAGCCAATGAGTTATTTTAAGAATCCTTATTTTCTAACCCAGAATGCTTCTGTAATACACAAGACAGAATACTTGCAAGTATTATCTATGCGTAGAATTAGCGAAGCTCAAGACTATATTGCTAATAACTATATTAGAAAAGATTTGCAAAATCCCTTTGTAACTATCAAAGGAGATAAAATACACTTTCCACAAGAGTCCTCGGTTACGAGGAAATCCTACACATAAGAACCAACGTTCAACAAAGGAGAAAACAAATGGTCGCATGGGACAAAGCCAAGGGTAAACAAAACACTGGCTCAAATCAACGCAGAGAAATAGAGCGTCTTACGCTTTCAATTGGAGATACTAAAGTACGTCTTATTGGAGATGTAATGCCACGTTATTGCTACTGGGTAGTAACAACAGAAGGTAAAAAGATGCCAGTAGAATGCCTTCAGTTCAGTAGAGAAACTGAATCATTCGACAACGCTGCACAAGACCCTTTCAAAGAAATTGATGATGCTATCTTTGCAGATAAGCCTCAATTCTCATATGTGTGTAATGTAATTGATCGTTCAGATGGTAAAATTAAACTGTTTGACTTACGAGCAACTATTTACTCACAAATTGTAGATTATGCTACAAACCCTGATTATGGTAATCCAGCAGGAGATGCTGATGGTTATGATATCACAATCAAAAAAGAAAAGACAGGACCGCTTCCACAAAACGTAAAGTATTCATGTCTTCCTGGACGTAACAACTCACCTCTTACTGAAGAAGAAATGGCTCTAGAATTATTTGATCTTTCAAAGATCTATAAGCGTCAAACTTATGAAGAGCAAAAAGAGTGGTTGTTACAGAATACTGCCTATTTCGCTGGAGACGTATCCGACGAGTTTAAACCAACTGAAGACGTGGATGATCTAGCCTAATGAAAAAGTCACTATCAGATATGGCCTCTCAAGAAGAAGTACCAACAACTAACTTTGGTGCTTTTAAAGATGTCGAAGATGGAAAAGCTACTATCGATCTTGATATGCTTAGAAAGCATAATATTTTCTTTGCAACACCCTGTTATGGTGGGCAAGTAACTGATCAGTTCTTTTTATCTATGTTCAGAGTATCCCAAGCATTTATGCAACACGGAATTAATTTTAGAATAACTACACTACGTAATGAATCTTTAGTTACTCGTGCAAGAAACATCCTTACTGCTATGTTCCTTGAATCTGAATGTACACATTTAATGTTTATTGATGCAGATATTGAATTTGATGCTGAGTCTATGATGCGTGCTATGGCTTATGATAAACCTATTATGGCAGCTGCTTATCCTAAAAAAGCTCTTCCTATTCAGTATGCAATCAACTTTAAATTCATTGATCAAGCTACTAAGCAGATAAGAGTAGAAAACGGTGCTGTAGAAGTGCTAGACGCTTCTACTGGATTTTTCCTAATCAAGCGCGAAGTTATTGAAAAGATGATGAATGCTTATCCAGAACTTCATTATCGTAATGACTCTAATATTGATGAGAAATTTAACAAGTATTGTTATTCATTTTTTGATACTATCCACGACCCTGAAGATAATAGATACTTATCTGAAGACTATACGTTCTGTCGTAGATGGCAGAAACTAGGAGGAGAAATCTGGCTCGATCCTAATACCAAACTAAATCATGTCGGTGCATACACTTTTGAAGGTGATGTAGCAAAGATTATTGGTAATGGGGGTTAAGAGTCTTAAGTATTCTAATCCAGCTTTTCAAGTAGAGGTTGATTGGATGATAACTCAACGCTGTAACTACTCTTGTTCTTATTGTGGAAGTTATGATAACAATCAACCTTTTTCTTTTAAAACCTTAGAAGAATATATAAAAGCTTTTGAATATTTATCTGATAGATATGGGAACAAAACAATTAGGCTTAACTTTTTAGGAGGAGAGCCTACACTATTTAAACAGTGGGTAGAATTAATAAATTGGTTATCTAATCATAATTACGCACCAGAGATAACAACAAATCTTTCTGTTCCTGTAAAATCATATATCAATAAACTTAACGGATATACTAAAGAGTTTATAACAGCGAGCTATCACGCAGAGTTTTCTACTTTAGAGGAATTTCATAGCAATGCAAAGGCACTTTCAGAAATGGGGTATCTTAAAGCTATTACATTACTAGCAGATCCGAAAAACTGGGATTACAGTATGCAGTGTTATGACAGATTAAAAGAAGTAGGTAAAGTTAATCTAATAAGAATTAAGACAGAGTTTAATGATAGTGCGGCAATATCTAGTTCTTTTTTAGAATATACAGAAGAACAATTAAAAGTATTTGATAAACAAAGTCATACAGATGAGTATATTACTCTTGAAGTAGATGATCAAATACTTCATCCAAGTATTGGAAAAATAAGAAAAGATTATAGTAATTTTAAGGGAATGAATTGTGCAGTAGGCAGGGATAGATTGCATATCTTACCAAATGGAGATAGTTATCCTAGTGCTTGTTTATTGAATGTTCCTAGAGCAAAAATGGGTAATATCTACAAACAAGATATTAAGGTACCTAAAAGAGCTATAGTTTGTCCATGGAAAGAATGTCTGTGTGGTCCTGATATTCGTATAGAAAAGTGGGCGCAGGAGTGACGTGACTCTGAAACTGCGGAACTACGTTCCTGTCTGGGGCGCTACGCGCCCACGCAATCAAACATAGGCGAGCCTTGTTCACCAGCTCTTCACCTGCGGTGCAACGTTGTTCACAAGCTATGTAACATTTTTAGCATATTTATAAAGGAAACGCAATGACAAAAATTTTATGTTCTGCTGACTGGCACATAATTCTACATAAAAAGAAGGTTCCCTATGATTGGCAGGTTAGTAGATTTAAAGAAATGTTCCGTAAGCTGATTGCTTTAGAACAAAGCTGTGATGTGCATATCATAGCTGGTGACATATTTGATAAAAAGCCTGAACCAGATGAAATCTGTTTGTTCTTAAGCTATATCAATTCAGTCACAATTCCAACCTACATCATCCCCGGAAATCATGAAGCGACAAGAAAAGGAGAATCGTTCTTTGAATATTTCACTCAAGAAAATACTATTAAAAATGAGAACGTCACTGTATTTACTAGAAACGGACGTGCGAGTGTCGGTCATGCGTCTTTTCAATTCTACCCTTATGGAGAAATGCAAATCGATAATCTTCCAAAATATGTGGAAGGCGACATTCTGGTTACACACATCCGTGGAGAAGTTCCACCGCACATTACGCCTGAATATGACTTCTCCCGTCTCTCACCTTGGGGCTTGTGTCTACTTGGCGATCTACACTTTAATCATCGTTATGGCGACACTAACTGTTACTATCCTGGCTCTCCGTTAAATACTACTTTTGATCGTGATGAGACTCGCGAGTATGGGGTTGATATCTATGATGTAGTAGATTCTTATAACTATACTCGTAAGTTTCATAACCTAGATTTACCTAAACTAGTGCGTAGAAAGATTGCAGTAGGAGAAGAGATGCATTCGGATACTCGCAATCATGTAATGTATGAAGTTACAGGTTCGCTAGATGAACTTGCTAAGATTGAGAACTCAGCTTTGTTAGATAAGAAGATGGTTGAAAAGCCTGCTGAAGATTCTACTTTAGATCTAAAAGGTAAATCAACATATGAAGAACTTGAAATCTATCTTAACCATCTTAAAGTAACAGATGTAGAGCGAGTATTGAATGAATATAGATCTATCTCTTAATCGTGTTTACTGGGAGTATATTCAAAGTAAAACATGGGAAAGACCTGAGTTCTCTTATCTATGTTCCTCAATGCTTCCTAGTATTGGTGTTAGATGTACTGTTCCAGAATATAAACGTAGGTCTAAATCTTTCCATAATGATTTAACACAACTAGTAAAAGCTTTTGCTGAGAAGTACAAAGGGTATAGATTTGTCTTAGCCTTGTCAGGCGGTATTGACTCTGAAGTTACAGCTGAAGCTTTTTATCAACTTGGCATTCCGTTTCATGCAATATCTCAAAGACTATTTGATGGCGCAAATAACTATGATATTGTCTATGCGGCAAAGTATTGTAGAGAAAGAAATATATCCCATGAGATCGTAGAGCTATCAAAAGATAAGATGTTAAGTAAGATAATACCTGATGCAGTAAAGCATGGACAATTTACACACTCTTACTCTCAGATTGCCTTAACTAATATATTCAGCTATGTAAGTAAAGATGATATTTTAATATTTTCTGGTCATAACCCTGATTGGCACAGAGATATAGGAGTTGGTTGGTGGGAAGATTCACCTAATATAGTTAAGTATGCTCGTAACAAAGGTCATAACTTTTTTACGTTTACCTCTCTTGAGCCTATCTTTTGTCACTATGCCGCTAACTTTGACTCTGAACAGCCTGGAGAGAAGAATAATGATTTTCTTTACGAAGCATTCCCACATCTGATACGAAGAGTGAAAATGACAGGTTGGGAAAAATCTGGTAATATTACAGGACAACTTGAGAATAAGATAAGAGAATCAGCGGCTTACGATTATCAATCATTTATTACTTGGGAAAGATTTACGATGGCATATATGAGAAAAATATTTATACAGAAAGGTTTAGAAGGAAAGTATTATGAGTAATGTTACCCTACAACGTCTACAATTTTCTAATATGTTTTCATATGGAAAGTCTAATGTAATATCTTTAGATGGTAGTAAAATATCACAACTTACAGCCCCTAATGGAAGTGGTAAGTCATCTATTGCTATGATCATTCAAGAAATTTTATTCAACAAAAATGTAAAAGGAATTAAAAAAACTGATATTCTAAACCGCTGGTCTAAAGAAAAGAATTGGTCAGGATCCATAGAGTTTGATGT